ACATCGCAGAGTCGTGTACGCTTCCCGCTTTTAGCCGGTTGACCCGTGTCATCTAACGATGTCGCACCCAAAGTCTGTCCCAAAAATTTCGAACAGCACCGCCCCTAAGCCTAAAGCTAAAGGGCCAAAACCGGAACCTGAAAAGGTACCACCGATCGCGAAACCCGAGCAAAGCTCGCGTCAAGCTGTCAAATCTGCTGTTGCGCGCCCCCTCACGGCGTGTGCAGCAAAGAACAACGGAAAAGATAAGTCTGTCGTCACGACCGTGCGGTTTAACCGTACCTCAGTGGCGGCAATGGTGACAAATCTGAAATTATCTGTTGCCGCTCCATCCGACTCTGAAGAAGGGCAGGAGTTGATAGCGCTTTACGGACGCTGTTCCACCATCTCGCATGGTCAGACGGTCCCTAATCGCCACTGGCGCAGTGCGGTTCATCGAATGATGTTATTCCGCCACGTCATTGTCGAAGCTGCGCGTTCTCCACTAATGTCAACAGAGGAAGTTGTTGTCTCCTTGCGCTGCATTTACGGCGCTGGATGCGACACTAACCACCAGCAATGGCTCAACTCTGCAGCCAAGAAGGATAACCTGACGGTACACAACCAAGTCGCCGGCAAGGCGACTCCCGTCCGGTTTGACTTCCGCGTAGTTGCAAATGCGACTTTTGGCGGCGATCGCGCCAGAGCAGGTGGAAGCATGACCGATTCAAGGGTCATCGGTGAGCAACAGAAGCAGGCGGTGTTTTATCGCATGGACGTGTATGGGGGAGATAGCAAACTAGACCAGCGACATCTCGCTTGGACGGTGGCATACTCACCTGAAGATGCAGTCCGCGACGGCGATATGACCACGACCGGCATCGGCTATGTCGGTTGCAGAGTGTTCAGGGGTTACCTTGGATGCGATGAACGGTCCACCGTCAACAAGCACGAGGCTTGGTGGTTCCGCGACCACGAAGGTTACATCAACTTTCGCCCCGATGAAGGTGCCCCCTTCTATCCAGCGCATCCTACACCTGACTGGTTGGATGCGACCAAGAGCTGGGAAGGTGAAGTAGATGGTGAAGTCCGCTCATTGTCGGTTTCACAGCAGAAATCCTTCGGTCCGTACACGTTGTACAGGATAGCGGTACACCCCCGTGGGGTTTTCGATCTAGACGTCGGCAAAGTCTATGTTTCGAAAGGGCTGGTAGAATGTGAAGTCATCGAAGCAGGCAACATACAGGACACCCTGTCCTCACGGTTCGCTTACTACATGGCTGATAAGCTCTCAGCGAGTGCTCCGTGGTTGGCAGCTCCCGGAAGGGAAATTGCCGCCGCTGGACGCAAGACAATGTTCATGCCATCAGTAGTAGCACAGTTTCCAACGGAGAAGCTGCGTTCTCTTGTGGGAACATCTCGTCTGTTCATTGAGAAGACAATCACTAATGCCTGTGCTCTTGAGCCAGCGATGAAGATCTGCGCGAAGTACAATCCGGAACTCTACCAAGAAATAGTCCACGGGACTATCTTGCAAGTAATGTTTCAGAAAAGACAAGACACACTCGATCTACACTGCGGCCTACAAGCGCAAGCCTCCCCAGACGATGACAGAATGAAGGGTCTGTTGAACGGCAAACCAATCGGGAGACCCGGTTGGAGGACAATGCTGTACCAGACTGTGCCGGCTTTGGCTCACTATGTCGTATCGAAAGCGACACAAAGCTGGCTCATAATGCCTTCGTGCGTGCAAAAGACGATCGAAACAGCTGCTGCTCTGAGCGTCCCAGACAGTACTGCTGAATTGGTCAAGGTTCTGATTTGTCCCTACACAGGTCGTAAAAAGGCCATCACCCCAACTCCCGGCACAGTGTCAAATGATGTTATGCTGGCAGAATTCGGTTACGACGTTTTCGATGACGTTGTCTCAGAATCTGGAGGTGCTAGCCGTTCTACGAGGTCACAAGCCGCTGCTGATTTCCAAGAAGCTACTCTCAACGTCCTCAACCGTGTCGAACACGTTGCTTGGGCTGAAGGTAGTGTAAGGAACTTGGCGCCAGACGCCACATATCCTCGTTTCGTCAACAGTGATACCGTCATTCGCACCGCAGCTTTGAAGCCGGGGCTTTATGGCGAAGTTCGCTGGAGATGGAACTGTCATTCAATTCCAGTTACGGACTTGATTGACATGCTGGCGAAATATCAAGTGAAACCATCTCCTATCTACCCGCTCGCCTTCGTAAGTGGTTCGCCTACGGCTCCCGCACGTCACCCGCTGAATATGTTAGCGGCCGTGTATATGCGGATACTCAAACCCCAACCTAAGTGGGGAGAGTCTGTGGAAGTAACTATCGACGGGAAAAAGATGATAGTGGGAGGGAAGCAAGCAAGGTTAGTCGCTTGGGAGTCTGCGAACGCTCTTTTGATGCAAACTCTGGTGAGATTGAACATCCCAGAAGCAACGGAAGAGGAATGTGTCGCGGCTATGGACGGCATGCGTGGACGCCGCCTCGAAGAGGCGTTCAAAATGCGGAAAGAGCAACCTGAAAGTCGCATAAGAGCGAAGCAGGACAAGAAGAAGATATTGCTCAAATCTGACGAAACGCTACGCCACAAAACCAACGACGACGGGGAAGTACAGATGAGATGTCGCGCGATCCAGGCAGCAAGCCCCCTGAATCTCGCTGCGACGATCCAAACGGCACGCAATTGCGACAAGCAAATGCATGCTAATTGGAATGGTAGAGTTGTAAACATGGGTTCAAGACAGAAGCACGCCGTGCGGATGTTCTATGCCTCAGGTAGTACCGGCGAAGTGCTCGATGAAATCGGGCGCGCTCTCGCGTCTGGAGACACTACTGTGGCGGTGGCTGGTGACGACTCCATTGTCGGAACCGGGAACCTGTGCGCGAATCTTTATATCGAAAATGACATGAAGATGTACGACGTGTCGCAAAGTGATGAAGCGCTCAACGCCAACGCAAAACCTGCTTTGAAAGAACTTTCTCCTAACGGTGAAGAAGCTTTCGAACGCTGGCTAGCTGTGGCCAAACAGAACTTTCAAATTCAGGATCGTTACGGGAAGGATACTCTCGCAGCAGATGGATCTACACTGGCAGCCATTTTACCTTCGGGTATCTCGGGTACCACTTTAGTGAATAACCTGGACACCGCCGCGGCAAACCTCCTCCTCTTGGACTCTGTCAAAAGTGACAGTGAAGATCCTGAGAAAGAAATTCGCGATACTACCACCCTCATCGGAAAGCAACTCGGGTTGAATTTCGAGACTCAAATTCACACACAGCTATCGACAGCAACATTCCTGAAGGGATGGTGGGTGATCAAGGCAGAACCCCTGGACGAATTCGATGTCCACTGGGTTAATCTGCCGAGTCTTATTCTGAAACTCGGTAAAGTGTTGTCTGACCCCGTGACTTCGTGTCGCGGACGTACGAAAGATCCCCTAACTGCACGATATCTTCTGGCACGTGGAATGTGGAGTTCTAACAAAGGC